GAGAAGGAGTTCAAACCTGATAAGGAATTAATCGAGTCAATCGATTTCATTCTTGATCAGGTTGTTACACAAGCAGCTGGGAATCCTCAGTTCAGGATCTCGTTGTCAACGAGCGCCTGCACTGAGAATTCCAAAAGAGAAGAAGGGAAGTTCGGGTACTTGAAAAAGGTACCTGACCTTCCCTTCATACCACCGTTTAATGTTCGCAATCCGGGAGGCCAGTTAGGAAACTGGGCCTTCAGGAAAGCGATCGAAAAAGTAAACTCTAGTAGTGACGACATTTACAAAACAAATGTCGCCGCCATTAGGGAAAACGCAAAGGTCAGGGTTGTTCAGAGTGGGTCTTTTTTCAAAGACGCACTCCTTCAACCCTTTTCACATATGACAATCCAAGCTGCAAAGAGCATGCGCTCTTTGAAGAATGGATTATCTTCTGGTAGACTAGGATGGAACTTCATCAGCCGTATCGATCACCTCGATCCGGTTGATGGTCACGTCCTATTCGAAAAACATAAAAGGATAGTAAGTCTGGACTGGCGTTCAGCCACAGACATACCGTCCTTTAAATCAGCACACATGGTGATGGGTAGACTCCTCGAAAAGATGAGACTACCTGCCTCCATACTCGATCCCATTAAATGCATATGGCCTGGTCCAAAGGACATATACATTAATGGAAAGTTTCACTCGGTCCAGGTCAATGGAGTCCCCATGGGGGATCCATTGACTAAGTCCAATCTATCTTTAGCTCACCCTATCTGTGAGGCTTACGCCTCAAAGAAAGAGCCGAGCGTAAAAGTTGTGCACGACGGCAACGGGGATGATACTGCTATCATCCTCGGTGCCGACGAACCCGCTAAAATGATTAGGTGGGTTCAATACTTCAACAACGCGGCAGCGATGTTGGGGTATGAACTCTCCGAAGACGACTTCTTCATAACAAGTTCCTGGGGAACTTATTGTGAAGAAGTGTTTCATATTCCCCTTGACCGCTTTAACACCGTAAGAACGGCGTCAAAGCTCAAGGACAACAGACTTTTGCCATACCTAGATCATCCGAAGATGAGATTGGTATTGGACACTAAGAAGGATAGGAGAGATTACTCGTCCGTCAAAGACGGCAAGTATACTCTCCTTGGTAAAGATACAGTGTACTCGGAACAAGGTGTTGAAGGACACCTGTTCCAAGTAGCTTCTGTGATGCAAGACATATGTCTTGGACTGAGATACGAGCGCAGGCCCGTATATCTTCCGAGACAAATCTTCAGTGTAGGCAAGATGCCAGCTTTCTGGAATACAGAAAGTTGGGCAAATGCCATATGGAGTCAAATTCCCAAGGTCACGAACGTTACCGTTCAAGCCCTTAGGGAATTACTAGGAGAGGTTCCAAAGAACTTGACCAACCTCAGGTCGGTCAAGACTATGGAAAGACATTTTGATAGCGAGGCCGTCACCGAGGTATTTTCAATACCCGAGGACGACCCCATCAGAAACTACATAATCGTCCCAAGGGACCTTGCTAGCAAGGTCCCTCCGGGCGTTTTAGATAGACTAGTTGCAAGTAAACACCTTACCACTTCTTCGGAAGTGGAGGCGTTGTACTTGTACATGAAGAGAGTGGAAACCCTCCAGCAGACTGTCGAACAGACAGATCTGATGGAGATGGTTTTCTCAAGATGTACCGAAATGCCATCATACACTTTTGACGAAGTCAAAAGAGTATGTACGGATTTCAAAGAAGAGTTCTACAAGAAACGATGGGCTGTTAAGCCCCTCGTTGATGTAGACTACTATTTTTCAGAGGATATTGACGAGTTTAGAAACTCTGACCCCCGGAATGTTGACATTCCGGAGTTCCAATACCTCAAGAGATTTGGGAAGAGAATTCCTCCCAGCACGCCGAAAACGCGTGCTGAGGAGGAACTCTATAGATGGTTCTGTGAGTGGAGACAGAGTATTCTTAATGACGAATACTATGAGCTCCCCCCACTACAATTACTAGAAGACGACCCGTACATCATCCAACAGATTGGACGTGATGAACGGGAAGTCGCCGTTATTGTTACAGATGACAAGAAACTTTGTAGACTAGCGTCTAACAAGTTTCTTGACAAGCTGATTTTAAGGATATCCATCCGAAATTGGGTTCTCATGGACGCCGATGAGAAGCCAGTTTTGGATGCACTAAGAGATGATTTAAAGGTGCCTGGGCATGTCCTCGTTGACGAGGGCAGCCTAGACGCCTTTTTGTGGAGAACCGATATCGATCCGCTCGCCTTCCCTGGGTGGGACGAACGGATTGATATGAAGAAGCCTAGGGAGCAAGAAGACATTTACAATGTCTACTTGCCACCTATTAAGGCGTCGAACGTCTACGATTTCGTTGAAATCATGGACGCAAGACGCGCAGTGAGGATCCTTGGACGACGAGGTGGCGGTCGATAGTTTCTGCTATCGGCCGTGCGCACACCTCGGTGAGTCCGGATCCAATTTGCCGGCAATCACGTACACGCGTACGCCGTGGGCTGGACCTCCGAGGAGGTGCCGCACGACGCGTGGGTCACGAGTCAGTG